GCCACCTGTAGCTAAAGTATAATCTGTTCCTGCTTTTTGAATTACGCCATCATGAGATACTAAAAGCTGTGCCGCAGAACCAACTTGTGTGCCTAAATTAAAAGTTGTGTTAGAGCCATTATAAGTATTACCAGATGTGTCTAGTACCTTAAATGTGCCCTGCTTAATTCCTTGTCCTATATATGCCATGTGTTACTCCTCTATTGTATTGCCTGCCGCAACCCATTTTAATATATCTTGATAATCAGTATTATTTTCATCATGTGGAACCCACAATATATCTCCTTTAGTCGTGGTAACCTTATAATTAAAAATCTCTCTTTTATCTGATGCATCTGCTGAATCTGCTTCAATTATTTTTTTATTTTTAAAAACTTTTTGTATCATTTATAACTCCGCAATTAATCTCATTGCACCACTACCGCCAGTAAATCTTAATTGAACAGCGTTATCAACACTTAAACCACTATCTGCTGTGCACTCAAGATTAATATGGCTTCCGTGATTGTAAATTTGGTCTATAGATGAAAGAGCTTTACTGTTTCCATCTTGTCTTACGTTAACATTTGTTGTTGAGGTTGTTGGTGTTGCTCTAAGTGGAGCTATTAAATGAAGTAAACAATTAAAATCTGTACTACCACTACCGCCTCTTATACCATTTGAGAGTCTGTGCCCATTACCTGTGGCAGTGCCGTTGATAGCAGGGTTGTCACCAATCTGTTGATAATAACGAGCACATCTTCTTAAATTTTCTTCTTTAGATTCAAATTGAAAAGGTGGTAAAGTAGTTGATGAAAAAGTTCCTACTTCTAATTGTATACCAGTAATCGCCCAATCATTTGCTGTGTTATCTCCTAAAGCTAAATCATTTACTGACCTGTCAGCATTTGAACTTGACTCCCATGCACTAGGAACTGCACCACTTGTAAAATCTGAACCCGCATCCAATGCCCATTCAATCTCTAAACTTTTGTTACTGTCTGCACCAAAAGCACCTGTTGTATCAGCAGGATAATTTAAAACCTTGTGTTCCCAAGTATCGGCTGAACTAATTGAATATGTTGCACCAACTTGACGAGAATTGTCTGCATCAATTAATGTTACTTGTGCAGTGCCTGTTTTATTTGATTTTACCCAAAAAGCTAAAGTATAAGTTTCTGCACTAGATGTGCCTTTTTTAAAAACTTGTACATCATTTCCTTCTATTTTATATTGCATAAATAAATTATCTGATGATGATGGAGAGCTATCAGCAGTAGTGCAATCTATTCTATATGCTTTTTTAAAACCTGCATTATAAGCATTACCACTTGATAATGTTTCTTGTGTAACAGTCCAAGTTCCTAAACTAGATATACCTAAAGCCATTCTATCACAAGTGCTAATAGAGCTTGTAGTTACACTAGCTTCAGAGTTACCTCTTTGAGCAATAGCACAATCACCGTTTACAATAATTGGTTTAGACAAAGGTCTTGGGTCAGAACCATTAACAAATCCAGACGTTAATGCTGTTCCTCCGTTAGCAACAGGCACTGCACCTGTTACCATATTTGCTACATCTATTTTACTTAGTGCCATGTTTTACTCCTAAAGTCCTTTTTCTGCTTTACACTTTGCTTCCCAAGCAGTTTTAACTGCATCTGTCCACGCCGTATTACAGATACCTTGTATCTCTGAACTTTCACCAGAAATATCTGTTGCTACATATGATGAACCACTAATATAACCGGGATGTAAAACTCTTCTATGTCTACTTCTAGACAATTCTTTGCCATCCTCTTTTATAATAGTATCTTCAGCAATTTGAATAGCTTTATATTCTCCAAATACATTGATACTTTCAGTTGTTGTTTCTTTTGTTAATGCCATGCTACCTCCTAACTATCTGTATAAAATTGACCATTAATGTATATTTGTTTTGCACTCACTTCACTATAAACTTGTGTCGTGTTTCCGTCTGCCGCCGCCGCAAAAAATTTAGTATTATCTTTAGCTCCTAAAAAAAATAAACCATCTCCATTAACTAAAAATGATGCACCTAATGTAGGATAAGTTATATAAGCACCGCCACGACCAGATTCAGAATTGTTGATTGTAAATGGCAGTCCGCTAATTTCTATATCATTACTATCTGAAGTTGTAGGAAAAGTTACAAAACCTTGTACAGTGACTAATCTTCCAATTTTAGTGTATTTACCCTCACTGCCTGCCACTGTTATATTAGGACAAGCAGGAGTCCATGCTCCTTCTTCATAATCATCTAGAGTATTTGCGTCTGTGCTAACTACATTAGTTCCCGGAAAAACAATATTAGCATTAGCTCCTAAAGTCACATCTCCGCCTGCACTACCATCAATAGTTAAAAAAGTTGTATCTGAGCTTCCATCTGTTCCTTTTATTATTACATCAGTGTCATTACCTTGAGCATCTATTGTAATGTTACCTGCTGAAGAAGCTAAAGTTGTGGCCGCATCACCAGTGCCGACATCATCTAGTTTTACTGCTCCACTTTCTAATCCTCCACTTGGTATTTGTGTTTTACTCATGTGTTACCCCTCTAATGTTGTTACTCTTGCTTCAAGAGCTTCTATCTTTGTTACCGCTTCTTGTAGTGCCGCAGTTAATAATGGAACTAATTTAGCTTGATCTATTTGTTGATATTTTGGAACAGTTTTAGAAGCCGACCAAGTAGAATCTGATGGGAAAGTACCATCAGCTTTTCCTTTAGTCCAATCAGACTCTAATACATTTTCTTGAAAAATATTATTAGAGTTATCAATTACTACATTTAATTTATTTTCTGTTTCATCTTTTGTGCCTGTTATAGATTCTGGTACTGCTGTTACTTCATGTGCAATAAAACCATCAACAGTTTTTGATGTATCTGATTTCCATTTAAACTTTCTTGGTTGTAGTGTTTTAAGTCTAGTTATACCATCATCTATATCAACTATGTCTTGTTTAAGTCTATAGTCAGAAGAAGTATTAAAAGCTATAGCGTCTCCTCCACCATCTCTTTTTATAGACCCTATTTCTTGAGTATTACCAACTCTAAAACTTAAAAATTCTGTGCTTGCCACGTTAGCAGAACTAGATAAAATAGAGCACTGACCCGGATTGCCTCCAAATCTTGTTTCTGTTAAAAAACTTCCTGCTACGCTTGTTGTGGCAGTAGCTATGGTGCCATCATTTAAAATACGAAATCTTTCAGTTGGAGAGTTTGCACCATCTGCTGTTGTAGAAAATACTAATTCTGTTGGAATATCATTAGCACCCGGAGTTCCATTTATTCTTGCAAATATTTTCGCACCCTGTGTAGCGTAATCAGTTCCATCATCAGCACAAAAATGTATTGCACCTAATTCATCATTATCTTGCACTATTGTATTACTACCCGGAGTAGTGTTTCTTGAAGATGTAAATAGTAAATCAAAACCACCCTCATCAGCAGTAAATCTATTTAAAGACATGGCAGGAACAGAGGTTCCAGATATTTGCAATGCACCTTCTAAAGACAGAGGTGCCACACTTGTTGCACTTCCTATTAATACTCTGTTGTTACCTCCATCTACAAATAACATATTAGCGTTACCATTAGACTCTACTCTAAAATCAACATCGTCAGAGTCTTCATTGATAACAACTGCTGTATCAGTAATTGTAAGTTGGTCATCGTTAGAAGATGTTTGGTCATCTATTCCCGCAAACGAAGCCGCAGGTATTAATGCTTTTTTTAATTCACCATCAGTAGCATCTTCTATTAAAACATGGTCATTAGAATTATCTAATGTAACTAAAGTTTTACCAGATATAATGTCATCTGGAACATCAATAGTTCCTACACTCTTTGCTTGATGAACAACATAAATATTGTTTGTGCCGCTAGGAGGAGCACCAGTAAACGTTAATGTTGTACCACTTAAAGTGTATGCTGAGTTAGGGTCTTGTCTTACATTACCAACAAATACTTCAATGTCTAAAGTTGATGAAGGTGCTACATCTAAAGTAAATGCAGTTGTACTTCCATCACCACTAAACCTCTTGCCTACAAGAGATTGAAAAGTATTTTGAGTATCTATAGGATTACCTACA